CACTCTCAGCTAGATTTTGACGTTCAGCCAAATCGGCCATTTTTTTGTTTAAGTTGTAGAAAAAATTATCCATGGTTTATCCTCTTGGTCGGTTGCCAGTTGCTGGCTTGGGTGGCAACTTGATCTTGCTCATTGGACTGTTCTTGCCCATGGGCAGATCATTAGTTGTTTTGGCCTCTGGTGTCTTGCCACCAGCCACAGTAAAGTCACTGCGGTAGGCATTTTTAAGCACAGCATGATTGTTGTACTCGGCGCTGTAGTCTTTGTACAAGGCCTTTTGTTCCTTGTTTGGTGCAGGAAAATCTGTATCAGTCAAGAGATTTTTGTTTTGAGCTTCCACTTCGCTACGCTCTTGATCCATGCTGTCTTCATAAGGGGTAGTAAGCATTCTGATTCGATTGGGATCAAACATCAGCAATTGAGCAAGTTGTTGGATCTGTGGCTCAATGGCTGGATAACGGAATTCAACATCCATGTGTGAAACACGATCATTTTCAAACGCAGGAAAATCTGCAGGCTTGGCCTGTACAGGTGTGGTTTTAACATCTGAGATTTTGACAATATCAAACTGTTTGAGTTTTTCTTCCAGATCTTTTATAAAGCCCGGAGGAGTTTCACCTACAATTTTGATTCTGTAGTTATATGTGCGTTCTGATTCAGCGAGGTATTCTTGAAATTTTTTCATACTTTTTTCCCTATATGATATTTATGAACTTTTGTCTTTTTGATCTCTGGAGCCGATCAAGCGTTCCAGTAAATCATTGCGGCTTAGTATTTGTCCTTCGGCTGTGGGCAACTGTTCTGTGTCTGGTGCCTGTTGATCCATTTTTAACTTTTTTAACTGTAGATCAATCATTTTTAGTTTTTTATTCAGTTTGGTAGTCTTGGCTGTGAGAGCATGCCCTAGCATGGTGCCGGCTACAGCAAACAGTTCAGCAGCAAAACGTGAATCTACATTCATGCCAAGATCACTTAGGTCTTGATAGCTTTGTTTGGCCAAGTCTGCCAGTTCATCCAGTTCTCGATCGCTGGCATCAAGATCACGCACAGCCGGCAAGGCCTGGTCAATTTTGTCTATGTTGGTGTCAATAGCCACAATAGCGGCACGAGTTTGTTCTACAGTGAGAACCGGGACGTCAGGTTCTTCAGTTGATTCAAGTCGATCAAACTGAAATAATTCTTCTAATTTCTTAGTCATACACCTATTTACCGCGTTTTTTATTGCCTTGGTGGAAAATGTCGTCTTCGGTTATGACTCTAAAGCGCAGTCCGTGGGCCTTGGCCCATTTGGTTGCGGCATCCCATTTGCAGTAGTTGACAGCCACAATAGCACGATCACGGTCATTCATCTTGCTTTCAAGTAGGCTTTGTTTTTTGGGTTTAATTTCTATCAGTTCAGCAACGGTAGTGTTGTTTGGGCCTCGATATGTGACCAAAAAGTCTGGCACATAATTGGTCATCTTGCCGGTTAAGGGATGTCTATACGGTATTCTGATACTTTCGCTGGCCCACTGTAACACATTCACATTGCTGTCCAGGAACATCATAAAGGTCATTTCCCAGCCAGATCTATATTTAATATTACCGGTGCCCACATACTTTTCGGGATTTTGTGGAGTGTATATGCCTTGTCTAAAATTAGCCACGGCTGACCCTAGATACGAATGTTGTGTGCTACGTAGAAATTTGGCTGTGTGGCTACGTTTAGGCCTAACAAAGTACTATTGCTTCTAGTAGCATTGATATAATAGGCCAAGGTTAACGTTAAATCAGGACCAGTTTGTCCTTGTATTTCTTGTAGTAATGTCAACACAGGAGTTCCTGTAAGATTGGCCACTCTAAATAAAGTTACCGTAAAGTTGCCAGCGGCTTCGCCTGTGCCAAACACGCTCTTGAAGTAGCTGTTCACGGCATCATAAGCGTCTACTGGTACACTGATTTCATAACCGTAGAATCGATCAAATATTTTTACTGATGTATCAGTTTTGGGATTAGTGTAGTTTACGGTTGTCACGGATTAAAATCCCAACTGTGATTGTACTGTGGCACCTGTGGCAATTTTAGGAGCATTTGGAAATAACTGTCCATTGCCGGCATTGATTGCCTGTTTCATGCTGCCAGCCAATCCTTGTTGTAGCACACTGACACCAATATTTTTTAATTCTTGTCCTGCAAGTTTTCCAATGTTTACATTTTTAAAAGTATTGTAGGCAGTACCAGCTGTTTGCACAGCACCTAATATGTTTTGTAATCCGCCACGTCCTTCAGCCAGTGCTTGTAGATCTTCAGTAAATCCTTCTACTGCATCAACCAGGCCGCCTTGTCCAAACACAGTGGCAGTCCCGCCGGGTCTTGATAAACTGCTCCGGGTTGTATCGTAGTGTGCTGGATCAGCAAATCCCACCACAGCATTGCTTGGTTTTGATCCACCAATAGGACCACTGTTGTATTTTACTGTTTCGTAGGCAATGGTTAGTGTATGTGCCATGGTTCCGCCACCTTGGGTATAATCATATTGATCGCTTTTCCAATCAGTGATGATGGGATTGATCAAGATGTAACTGGCAAATCTTTTTTGTGCCAGTCCATATATGGTTATGTCATTGAAGAATCTGGGTTTACCGTTGTTTAGACCGGTAGCTGTTCCAGGACTGCTGTCGGCATAGCCTTCGCCAATATAGCCCCAGTCAGTGTTTTGTCTACCACTATAGGTATCAGCTGTTCCATAACCAAATCCGTTTTGCATGAGAGCATTTTTGCCTGATGTTCCGCTTTGACTAGGAACATTGTTATAACCATACGTGCTATCTTTGTAGTAATAGGTATAGTAGTTGTACCAGAGATTACGTATGAGATCACTTTGATCATCGTGCAAGGTAATAGTTACCGGCTGATAGGTAATCTTGGTCTGGATTATTCTTTTACGATTGTATTGATTCAGTGTTTCGTTGGTAATTTGATAACTGGGCAGGTCAACTGTTTTGACCATAAGGCCTATGCTGGCCACATCGTTGTTTTGAAATGCTCCAGCAAGTGCTGGAATTTCTCCGGTGTTTATATTAAAGTAACAATGGAATAGATATTTACTTCTAGGAGTAAGTTCGTAGTTATTACTTCTAAAGGTCTTGCTGGCATGACTATAATCTTTTAAACCAGCAGATCCAATGAATCCCTGAAGTACGTTCTCGCCAAACGAGGCCAGGTTAGTCATAACAAGTGATCAGTTATTGTGCTACGCCAACACCGGTAGCCACATCACCTAGGCTTCTACCAATTGCTGCGCCGACGCCAGAACCAGCTGGAGTCTGTAGGGCATTGTCGAAACGTATGGTCATGGCAATTTGAGCTGCTTCGTTGGTACCATAATTCATATCACCATAGTTGACACCTTGTAGATAGCAACCATAAATTTCCCAAGTTTCTAACGCAATCGGAGTATTAGCACCGTTGCCGCCATCGAGTACTTCAAATACCGTGGTAAACTTGTAGTCAATACCAGAACTAGCACTACTCATTTCGGCAAAATCCAATTGTTTCTGTAGTTGTTCGCCAACCAATCTGCTGACATTGCCAGCTGCATCATCACGTAGATTGCAGGTGATATCTTGCCAGGCATACTTGCCTACCAATTTGATTGTGCTGTTATAGATAGGAAGATCGATGTTTTCAAAGGTCACATTTGGACGTTGGAAATCCACAACCTGTTTGGTCAATTCTGTTACCGGACTCGATACTCCAAAATTCTGAAAGCTCACTCTAAAGCGATACTTCAGTTTGGGCATTAACAAGCCTTGGTTGCTGTTGCTTTGATCGCTTGCCAAGGGCACGGTCATTTTTGTTAGCGATGATGTAGCCATTTTTGTTCTATCTCCTAGTTACTGTTATTTATGGCACTGAGCCAGGACAAAATTTTGGTCATTTTGTCCTGATTCATTATGCTGTGGTTTGTGCGCCAATGGTTCCTGTGTTCTGTATACGTACTGGTATGTATATAAACTCAACAGCTTTGACTGGCTCGATCGCGATATCAACCCATAATTCGTTGGCATCGATTCTGGCCGGTGTGTTGTTTGTAAGATCACATACGACCAAATAATCGTAGATACCACGTTTGGCTACCAAGTCAATCATCAAGTTAGTGATACTATTGGTGATCTGATTGCGTGTGATAGTGTCGTTTGGTTCAAACAGGTAGGTCTTGCCAATTGCAGCCAATCTGGCACGCAAGAACGCTACCAATCTAGCCACGTTGATACGATCAAGTGCTGTGGTTGTGCCTTGCAAGGTATGATTACCAAAGTTGGTGATACCAACACCAGGAATAAAGGTAATTGGATTGATATCGTTTTGATATAGCACATCACGCAGGCCTTGATTTACACCCAGAGGCTGGAATTCGCCAGTTTGTGCGTTCAAGTAACCGATCTGAGTGGCATTGTCAATCACACCACGTCTTGTACCGGCTGGTGCTAACCATGGATAAGCAACTTCGTCACTGCGGATAATTGTACGCAACATCATATGGCTTGGACATGTCACCACCAAGTTACCGCTGAGGTCGCTAGTAGTACAACTTGGATAGAAAGCAGCCGCATAAGCATCTCCGACATCTAGATTGCCATCGCCGGTGATAAAGCCTAGGCCATTGTTGTTGGTTGCCCAGTTGACAATTTCGTCTGGTGTCAATCTTAATGGAGTGTCAGCAACTACAAATCCTGTTTGACCACGATCTGCATTGAGCACTGCCAAGTTTGGTACCAATTCTGGATACTGTGGGCAGGACAACAAGTTGAACTGATTTTGTTCTTCTCTGATTGTGGTATTGCTGTCAACACCGCTCCTTAGAGCTTTTACAATAATGGCTCGTTGTGCTTGACGTCCCATGTATGGGCTACCATCTGCTCGGTTACCGCTGGCTGTCAACCAAGTATTGGTCACTGTGATTGGTGTCCAGTAAGCTGTGGTACCCGGAGTTTGATTGGTGTTGGCTGTCAAACAGATATAAACCACACTGCTATAAGTTACCAAGTTACCGATACTGTAAGCAGTGCTGCTTGACCAAGTGGATGCTGGATAATCAGTAGTATTAAAATAGTTGTTTTGGAATGTCTTGACATTGAATCCTGACCGACGAGTATTCCATAACAGGATACCTTCTGGATATAGACTTGGGCTTGGTGCATCTGGATCTAAATAGTCGCTGACCAATAAACTGGTAATGGTTGGCAATGGATCTGCTACAGGATCTGTAGTTCCGTTTGGTGCCCATCTTGCATCAGCAAACAGCACACCACTTTGTGTGGTCTGATTGCTGTTGTCAATCTGTACCCATTGATCTGTTCCGTCGACACTTTCCCAACGATTGATCACCGGATACAGTTCAAGATTGCTGGTATCGATCCATAAATCACCATACTGTAATGGACTCTGTGCTGTGTCATTTTGTGTGGTTGGTGCTGTGACACTGATTTGAGGACCACTGGCATTGGTGAGGCTAAGATCGTAACCGCGGATATCGTTGGTCACATTCTGATAACCTTGCCACTGTCCACCATCCTGGATCATGATATCCACTTGTGTAGTATCACTATAATACCAGTAGGTACCATTGAGAGGATTTTGATCTGGAGCAGTGGCACTGGTTGTATAGGTGAATGTTGGATAGCTTACCCAGTTACTAAGCACTACAGTATCAGTGTTGGTTACATTTAACGCAGTTAACCCACGGATATGTGGCACAATACCTGGATCAACAGCAAAACCAGCGTCGCCGACAGCACTGCCGCCGGATAAATCAGTAAGCTGTATATCGCCGCCTTGGCTGTGTGTGAACACTACAAAACCTGAACTATCAACAGTAGCACTCACATAAGGAATATCTGCAGCACTGACTGCTTCAATAAATGCTTCTACAGTGGTACCGCCCATGGTGGCTGTGGCTGTGTTAAGTGTAGCACTGCCAGACTCAGTAGCTGAGATTGTAAAGGTATCACCACTAGTAAAGCCCGATGGAACTGCATAACCAGTTACATTAGTGGCACCTAAGATATAGCGTTCCCAGATCATGAATGCGCCGGTTCCGTCACCGTATGGATCAACCTGAGCATAAGTCGCACCAGTAGGAATGTTAGCACCACCACCGGCTGGATCTAAGGCATATAAAGCGGCAGCATCCGTGGCATATACTGGACAATTTTGTTGTACAAATACGCCCAGAGTTGAATTGTATTTCTTGACTACCAGGTTGGTACCCAAGTTTACATTGTTTGTTTTTTGCCATACAGAACCAGTTGGGAATGGTATGGCACTTGAACTATTCCATCTTGGATTTTGATAGCTT